CTCACTTTCATTAACTCATCGACCTGAAGGTCGGGAACGTCTATTTTCTTAACTAGAATATTGGCGATTTTTGATCAAACATGCAACATTCGTTGCGTGAACGGGTTCTTTGATGAAGGTTTGGTTTCCATCAAATCTAATTTTAATGCAGAGACATTTACTATATTCATTAAATCTTCTATTGCTAGATAGATCTTCATTATATTTGTAAAAGATCAATCTCCTCTAAGGTTCATAAGCTTAAGAACCTTGGCTATTCTTTTAGCCGCTCTATTGAAAATATCAGTAGAGAAGGAGTTATGGGTCAAGAAAGCACCCATAAGCGCATCCACATCTGTGTTGCTATCGATAGAAGAATTATTCTTCTTTAAGTGTGCAACAATGTCACTCTCTGTTTTAAACAGGAATTGTGAAGGGTCATGGTATAACCGAATCAATCTAGCGAAAGCCTTTAAGGCAGTCATCTGAAAGAAAAGGTAGTTTGCTTTTGAAAGCAAACCAGATTGCAACATCCGACTAAAACTCTTAGAAAGAGAGAGAGTGGACATGTCCATTTGGACATTCGATATATTGGCTAGAAATAATCGTTTTAAATTATTATTTAAAGCTTTATAATTCTGAGTTGAACCTAAAACCTTATATCCATACCCAAGAATTTTAACTTGCTTGTTAAAATTCACATTGTACTTTTTAGAAAAGGCTGCAAAGCTAGCAGCCGATTGGAAAGCAGATAGGAATTCTTTAATTGAGATGGGAGAGACATCTTTCATCGATATTATAGTTCGTTTTCCGAACTCTACTCCGATCCCTTTCGGTGACATAATTGACTTATGTATCCCGACGCTGACTCCTAAGTCAGCGAGGATTCTTAGATAAGCATCCTTAACCAATTTATTTCCTATTACTAGGTCATCTCCCAGAAGTGCATAAGCTGTAAAAAGCTTAAAGCAAGTAGGATCAGAGTTATACAATGATACGAAAGCCGCATATTGCACGATAAAATGGTGAGTAAGCGCGAGCATACCTCAAGAAGACAAAGCTCCCATCGGTTGCCCTACAGCATATCGTACGGAACCACTACCCAATTTTTTATGGGAATAGTGATAATCTCTCTTAACGAGAAGATCTTTTCACGCTTGACCTAACTTGTTTCCAAGTCAGTAATCCAATAAAGCTGCCTGTAAAGAAACAGGTAGCCTATCAGTAGCTGCAGATAAATCCAAAGAATATAACGGGAGTTTCGCCTGTTTAGCGATTCTCAGCAACCGTCATAGTGGTTTGTGTTGGTCAAATGTACCATCCATTGGGATGACACTTAAGACTTTAAATATAAGTTTATGTAAAGGTCGTAAGAGTAATTGGGT